ATGCCATTTGAAATACACTCCAGCATTCTTATAAAGAAGGAAACAGATCTTTCTCCCGCAGAATTAAACACTATAAATAATGCAAAAATCCCTACTCGAGGTGCAGTATTTCTGATTGATAAAAACGGTAAGATACCGGTCACAGTTTTAACTGGAAATTCAGCTATTTATTTTGATGAATTACTAAGTAAGTATGAAACGAATTGCTTACAGTCGGAAAATAAATTTCTTGAATCACTTCCTGAAAACTTAAAAGAGATACATAGGAAACTATTAGCAAAGCGGATAGTGACAAAAAGAGGAGCAGTGCGTCACTCCTTTGAAAGAGGAAGAGAGTACAGCATAAAGTATGACATATGGCGAGAAGGGAAATTCTTTTATAAAAGAATATTAGACGACAAATTAAGTTGCAGACTTAAAAACGAAGCAAATTCTTTAAAGTACATACAAGAAAATAGCTTAGCAATCTCTCCAGGATTTATTAGCTATGACCCGACGGCAGGCACGCTCTGTTGTGAATATATAGAAGGATTAACCTTACCATCACTATTCAAAGAAAGCCTACAAGACAGATATAAAATTTCCGAAAAAATAATCAGCTGCTACAAAAAATTACATGCAGTCAACATGTTTCATGGCGATGTCAGCATGAACAATATAATTGTTGATTCATCTGGAGAAGTCTTCCTAGTAGATTTTGAATGGGCGCGGCTCGATTGCAAAATTGAAGGACTAGACATTAAAGTTACCAGAGAGGAAAATCCGGTAGCTACTTTATTTTACTGCCCTCCGGATGTTGCCAATGCATGGCTTAAAAAGAAAACATTAAAAAAAACATTTCAATCTGAATTATATTCCGTTGCATCATTAATATACCACCTCCTATTAAAAACCCCACTGGTTGATCCGTTGGAATATTTAATTAAAAATGAGTACTTAAATAATATAATCTCCAGCCCTTCCATTTCAAATCTAGACCAATTGGAACAGTTGAAAAATAAAGAAATAGCCAATTGGATAAGAGTCAATCTGACACATAAACTTTCTTGACCCGACCATTAAGTGAAATATCAATTTGCGTTTGAAATTGAAATGGTGATGATATGGATTTTGAAATAATACAGGGGGTCGAAATAGACTCCGGCACTGTCTTACAGATGATTGAAATTTACATTGAAAATGGCTGGGGAGAAAATTCAGATTTCTCTGCTGAATCCCTAAAAACAGCCATTGGAACAGGGGTAACATTAATCGCAATTTCAGATGGGAAAGTTCTTGGATTTTTAAGAGGCTACACCGATCACTATAAAATCGCATGGATCGCAGAAGTGATCACTAGAGTCAATTCGACAAAGCTCGGCATTGGAAGCAAGCTTGTTAAAAAATTCATCACTGAAGCAAATGCTAGCTCTATTTACTTAGAAGCATTAAATAACAGTGTAGTTTTTTTCGAAAAGAATGGATTTAAGCTGAGAGGAAAACTGAATGCAATGTCAATATCCGTCTAATGCCATTACTCTTCTTGAAAATGAATTTACCTTAAAAACAAACCCAGACCTATCCATAACAAGTGCAAGCGCATATCTAAGCAAGGTAGAGAATGACTATGGGAAAAATCGAATATCATCTCTTGCAAAAAAAATACAACGCAATTCAGACGAAAACCCATATATCATTCTATTAAATGGTGTAGTTTCATCTCGACAGCAGGTCAGCAGCGATATTGCTCAACTCCTTATAGAAAACAAAAGCACTCGCCTGCAAGAAATGTTGAGAATCCTTTCAAATTCTTCTACAAGAACACCAGAAAAATCAGTCTCGCTCTTGTTGACTATGATAACTAATGGTTGGCTATTAGTATTCAATGCTCAACAACAACTATCTACCTTTGATTTCCTTTATATCGTATTCAAAAATTTCGAACTAGCAGGAAGAGGATATGATGAGTTCCATCAACGATTTATAGAGAAGGCTGCAAAAAAAGGGAATGACTTTAGACTTATAATGGAAAGGCTATACTTCGGCAAAAGCTCGAGAGGCATGCGCTCCGCCAAAGTCTCCAATGCAGTAAAAGAATTTTCGAAAGAAATAAAGAATGAACTAAGTTCACTAGGAATCATGGAAGTATATAGATCAAGGAAAGATTGGATAGTCTGGAGAAAAGTAGGTACGGAAAAAAGATGGGACATTAGTGAAAAAGTTTATATATCCACCTCTTCATCAAAAATTAACAAGCAGATTCTACGCGTAATTTTTGACACCTTTGCCAACTCACCGGCAACCTCCATAAAAATGATAATGAATGAAAGAGTAGCAAATCGATGCGATGCAATTGTTATATATTGCGATTCAAAAAATTTTGATGGCGATGCTACTGTAGTTGCAAATTTAATATCTCAAAAAACAAATAAGCTACAGCTAAAAGGCCGAAGAGTCCCTTTTTCGCGCTCATTTAATGATTCGGAATTAATTTCATTCGGTGTAGATTTTCGATGGTTAAAATTAAGCTGGCGACAGTTTGTATGTACAATAATCGCAAAGGCATTGATGCTTAATAAAATAGAGAGCAACAAGAAAGTATTTCATCAAGGATTGAATATATATATGGGACTAGCTGGAATCCGCTCTGACAACTGGGAGGCATCACAATCTATTCGTGAGGAATTGATAAAACACGCAACAGACTATTTAGTTAATTACTCAATCTTAGACAACAGAAAATAAAGATAAATAATTTCATTAACTCTACCCCCCTTAAAAAAATTCTACATAAGCAATTTTCCCTACCAAAGTAATTAACACAATTCAAATAGATTACTAAAAACGTGAATCCGAAAGCAGAAGATGAAAACCCACCAAGCTCTACGAAGAATGCCCTGCAGCGCAGGGCATTTTTTTACCTACCAAGCTAGCGAAGAGATCGCACGCCACACACCCCGTATTGCATCGCAATAGCAATATACCCCCGCCCCACCGCATCCCAACTATCCACCGTCACCGGCTCCAGATGCGGGCAAGGCCTGGCCAGGTTGGCCGGCAAGGGCGGTGTTTGCGGCCTCGATGGCGGCGTTGAGTTCGCGCAGCCGCTCAGGACCAGGGCGGCAATCAGCGGGCAAAGGGCTTTTCTCGACAACACGGTTATACCTTTCATTGATTTTCGGCTGCGCCTGGCGCAGCGCTTCCAGCTTGTTTTCGATCAGCACCGACAGCGCCTGCAGGCGCTCGACCTCCGCCCGGTAGCCGGCCAGATCGGCGCGCGCTTCCGTCGCGCCGCGCTGCGCATCGGCCAGCGCCCATTCCCGGCGCGTAACGTCCACGCCATGGCCATACGCCCACCAAGCCGACCCAAGCCAGGCCGCGAGCAACACCACGCCGCCAGCGGCCTTTAAACGCCCTTCCAGCACGCTCACACCCCCACCCGCAGAAACCCCTTGCACAGTTTCGCGCTGCGCACGCGCCGGCAGACGGCGTAGCCTTCCCGCCCGCCGCTGGCGTTGGTGTTGCCCTCGATGGTCAGCAGCTTGTCGCCGTCCACCCGTTCGACGATGCCGGTATGCCCCAGCCCCTTGCCGTAATCCATGATGAACACGTCGCCAGGCTGCGGCGCGCTCACCCGCAGCGCCGGACGCTCATTCCACTGTTTCAGCACGCCGCCAGTCTTCAATAGCGGATTGGCCGCGCCCGACTCGGCCGCCGCGCGCTCGGCGCACCAGTAGACGAACGCCATGCACCAGGACGCCGGAAACCCGATCCCCACCGCCTGCAGGTACTGGCGCACCTTCGGCCCATCGTTGGAGCCTCGCGGCTGCTCTTCCACGCCCAGCTGGCTGATTGCGACTTGCACCAATTCCATAACCTTCACTCCCTCAGAAACGACAAAGCCCGCTTGCGCGGGCCTCAGATTGATAAATGCCTTGTACTGCGTTCAGCTGCCGATCTTGTCGGCCCGCTGTTTTAACCACGCCTCCAGGTACTGCGCGCCCAGAATGCCGATGCCGGCCCCGATCCCCACCAGGGCAGGCAGCGGCATTTCTGGAAACTGCGTCAGCGCCACGCCGGCCACCGTCGAAGTGCCGCCGCCCAGGATGGCGCGCCCCACCGCCAAGCGCGCCGTGATTTGCTCTTGGCTCACCAGCAGCTTGCCCAGCCCGATAGCGGCCCCCACCCCCACCAGCGCCGCTAGCGCCTTTTCATGCTCTTGCATCACTAACCCAACTTTCTGTATTTAAATACCAACGTCAGGACGGGGCTATACGCCACCTTTCCTTGGCTATCCGTTACACGGCAGCGCCACGTTGAGCCATAGCCCTTCGGGTCGCCCGAAAACAAAATCTTATTGGTCGCCTCGCCTGAATAAAACGGATGGCCGCGATCTTCGGACAGCATCTCCCAGGCGTAGGCATACGGCGGCACGCCGCCGCCAGGCGTGCATGTCACCTCGACATACACCCGTGGCCGGCCGATGCCCACGACGAATGTTGACTCGTCCAGATAGGTGGATAGCGCCGCCGTCAGCGGCTTGATGACGTTCTTGCCGTAAAACGCCATCGCCGAATAACTGCCGCTGTCGCCCACCTCCGCCAGCGCCCGGAACACCGGCTCCCCGGCGTTGCCCAGCGCCGCGCCAGGCCGGCTGACCTCGACATTCACTTCCCGCGCCGACAGCGTCCCATTTACCGGCAGCGTCATGCGGCGGCCTCCAGCTGGGCAATGCGGGCCTCCAGCCGCGTGATGTGGCGCTGCTGTTCCTTCATCGCCTCCACGAACACGCCGGCCAGGTTGCCGTAAGCGACGGTCAGGGTTTTGTTTTCGTCGGCAGCTTCAATCACGGCTTCCGGCTGGACCGCTTGGACCTCTTGCGCGATCAGCCCCACCTGGCGCGCGCCGGTATCCGTCCGGGTGAAGGTGTAGCCATTGAGCCGCAACACTTTGCCCAGGGCATCCGTAATCGGCTCGATGTCGGTCTTGAGCCGCCTATCCGAAAACCACGTCACGTTGCCGGCGGCCGTCATGTCGCCCGTGGCGGCGTTGACGTACCAGCGCCAGGAACTGGCGCTCCAGCCGCCCAGGCCGAACACGCCATCCGCGCGCAAGCCCAGCTTGACCCCGAACTTGCCCTGGCAATGGAAGCCCATGGCCGCCATGCCGTCGTCGCCCTCGCTGCCGGGCTTGTTGCGCACCTCGACGCCGATATCGGTTCCGCCCGTGGCGTTGGCGTTGATTTCGCCGCTCACCAGCCGGCCGCCGGCTTGGATGTTGCCGGCCGCCGCGTAGTCGTTGCCGGTCCAGGCGTGGGCATTGACCGCCACGCCCTCCCCGGCCAGGTGCAGCACGGCCGCCGCCGGCTTGTCGCCGCCCGCGCGCACGTCCAGCGCCGCCAGCTGCTCGCCGCCGGGCTTGCCTGCCCGCCACACCGCGTAGGCCTGCGCCGCGTCCGGGCAATTCAGCTGCAGCGCCGGGCCGCGCGCCGCGCCCGCCCAGCTGTCCCAGCTGCCGCCCGGCGCATTCGCCCGGATCGGCTGGGCGAACGTTTTCGCGCCGGCCACGGTCTGGTCGCTGCTGACCGTCAGCAGGTCCGCGCCCTGCAGGCCGTCCAGGGTATCGGCATCGAGGCCGGACCCTGCGCCGTGGTTGCCGCTGTGCCAGACCTCGCGCCACTTCCCCCACGCCTCGCCGTACCGGCTCCGCAAAAACAGCCGCGGCCGTTCCGTGCTGAAAGTTTGATACTGCTGGAACGTCATGTTCCCGGCGTTGGACACGCTCAGCGCGCCGGCATCGCCGCACGGGTAGTTCGCGCCGCTGGCGGCGGCGGCATTCGCGCGTTGCCACCACCAGCCGTTTTGCTGCAGCGTGTTCAGATCGGCCTTGCCGTCCAGCTCGCCCCGGAACAGCGACAGCGGCGCATCGTTGCCGCTGTGCCAGTGCCGCGCCCAGCTCGACCACACGCCGTTTTCGAGCCGGGCCTCATAGACGCCGCCGCCCCAGGCGCGATAGGTCAGCACGCCCCATTTGTCGCTCAGGAAGTTCACCAACAGCATGCCATTGCCCACGCCCGCCGGGCCGCCCGTCACCGTCTCGGTTTGGACGTGGTAGAAGCCATTCGGGCGCTTGTCGGTCATCGCGCCGGCACTGATGTTTTGCGCATTGCCGCCCAGGCCGACGCGGGACAGGTCGCCGGCTTCCAGCTTCTTGGCCAACTGTGCGGTCATATTGGCCGCGAAGTCCTTGTCATTGCCCAGGGCGGCGCTCAGCTCGCGCAGCGTGTCCAGCTGGCCCGGCGCGCCGTCCACCACTCGCGCCAGCGCCGCGTCAACTTGCGCGGGCGTCGCAAAACGCGCGTCCAGCCCATTCACCAGCTTGCGCGCCTCTTCCACCGCTGCCGCCGCGCTCGACAGGATGCCGGCGCTGGCCGCCGCGCTTTTTTCCGACTGCGCCGCCGCGCTGGCCGCCGCCGATGCCGCCTGCCGATGGCCGCCCGCCTGCTCCTGCGCCGCCGCCGCGAAATCCGCGCTCTTGCGGCTGGCGTCCTCGCTCGCCTTGGCGGCGCTGGCGCTGGCCGCCGACGCCGCCGCGCTGTCGCCGCTGGCCTTGGCGCTGGCCCCCGCCGCCGTGCGGCTGGCGATCAGTTCGCCCGAGTTGTCCACCACCATCACCCGCGCCGCCTCCATGGACGCCAGCCCCGCCTTAACGGCCTTGTCTATCGCCGGCCAGGACATCACCGCATGCGCGCCGCCCAGCTCGTCGTAAAGCGTCGCCTGCGGCTCCTCGCTCAGCAGCACATCGCGGAAGCCGGCCAGCGTGGTCAGCCAGCGCCGCTGCATCTTGGCCAGCTCGGCCGCCACCTGGCCCAGCGGCGAGCCAGTGAAGTTGCGCACGATGGCGTAAGGCGCGCCGGCCGCCATATCGCCCAGGTAGGGAGTCCGCAGCGTCAGCGCCTCGCCGCCCTCGTCCACCTCGGCGACTTCATACAGCCGGCCATCCGGGCCGATCAGGATATCCCCCGGATTGACCTGGCCGCGCCAGTGGGTCGCCGCCCCCTTCACCACCAGGCCGCCGGGCGCGACGCTGATTTGCCCGACCCGATACCACGAAACCTCTGTTGCCATTTCCTACGCCCATAAAAAAACCCGCCGAAGCGGGTGGAATCACGACTAACTGCTAGCCAAGCATAAAAAGTAAATACTAAAAGTCTTTGCCTATCACGCCTCAACCAAACCAATGCACTTTAAGTTAAATATTAATCTTTTCCCCTTGAATCCTATGCGGATCTACCCACAAATCCTCAATCCTATACTTCTCATCAGAATAACCACTTCTGCTACACAAATCACTTCCAATCTTACCGACACCCACAGCCATCTTCACTACACTATGCGTCTTAAATTCTAGTGCTTGGCAAAAATGAAAAACATCTGCCAAACACAATAACTCCAGTTTCATACCAAAAGTGATTGATGTAAGTATTTTCCTCTCAAACGCCGGCATGGCCTTACGCTCCAATGCTCCACTTTGAAGAACCGGCGGAAACTTCCAACCGTCCATAGTTGCAGACTTTACTGCGAGATATATGCGCAGCCCTCGAACTAGCACAGCCATATCAGCAAGCGTAACGAGCCATGCTGACTCACCTCCCGCCAATTCCTGCTTGATACGATCATATAAAACTTCTAGATCATCAAGCTTTTTCAAAACAAAAGGATTAACCTGAGGCTCCAGGCCATCAATTTTATTTACATTACTAAATAAGCGACGAAGCGTGGTTTGCGGACTCATATAAATCACCCCCATCATCACATCATTATCAGTCACACCGCTAAAATCATCCAAAAATGGATCTGCTTGCAATGACGCAATGTACATACGCCGGTCACTCTTCACATATGCCAAAAAACCAGATTGAATAAGCAACCACGTTGCAGCTACACTTTGCTGGGTTGAGGCTAATAATGCAGCAACAGCAACCCTGACAGTCATCACCACAAACACACTAGCCAAACATGTCAGTGGGAATTTGAAAATATCTAATACATGATTAAAACCTTGGTCAGTTAAATCATCAGGCGGTCGCCAATTTATCAGAATAAATCCAGCAGTTATAGCAGCCGCAAGAAAAAGCACCCACACAATCAAACTTAAAATTGTAAGTGAGTTTGAAAATTTCTTTACTAACTTCATTTCCAGCCGCCTCTCAGTGGTAGTTTCCCATGGGCATCAATCACAGCACCTATATGCAGATCATTCTTTATGCGCCCCAAACTCCCTAACCATGCAGCTAGCCCGCAATAGCTTACGACACTAGCCTTGATTCACTTTAGACCAAGTACACTACCATCCCCCTAAATGTACAGGCTGGCGTCGATCACCATCACCGCTTGCGGGACGTGGTCGTAATAGCCGGCGCTGACCTGCGCGCCCTTGGCTATCGTCGAATACTTGGTTTCAAACCCCGCATCCGACAGCCGCGCCACCAGCAAAAAGTAATAGCTCCAATAGTTGTTGTCGGTCGTTGCCTTGCCGGTCGCCGAATAACAAAACGCCAGGTTCGGGTTATTCACCCGCAGCGGCGTGACGGTCGTGCAGTTCCACATGCTTTCCCACGGGTAAATGCCGCCAGGCGCATGATTGAGAATGTCCGCCAGCACCAGATTTTGCCGGTTGCTGTCATAGCGCAGCGAGCCATCCGGGCCGCGCAGCACCATGCCCCAGCGCCCCGCCGGCCCGGTATTCGGCGTCCGACAAAACACCAGGATTTGCGGCGGATTGGCCGGGTAGACCACCACCGTGATTTCCCAGCGATTCAGCCCCGCCGGCTGGACGCCGACAATGCCCGCCCAGCCCGCATTGCGCCGGATGAAGGGCAGCGGCTCAAACGGGCAATTGTTGACGTAGTAGCACATCGTCGTGCCGCATTTGGCGATATCCTCCCGCCCCGGATACACCGGCAGCGCCGCCCCGGTCACGCCGGAAAATTCGGCCAGGCCGACATACACCATGGAATAGGTGCGGTCGCTCACCACAATGCCGCCATTGCGGTTTGACACCATGAAACCGAAGCTCATCGCGCCGACAACACGTAAAGGGTTGTCGCGGCGACGTCGCCAGTTTGCGGCCACCAGCGCAGCAGCGGATAGCCTGGCGCATAGTCCAGCGACACCGCATGCATGCGCTTGCCTGGCCCGCCGACCGTCGCGCCGTAAATCTGCAGCGTGTTGAGCGCGAAGCCGCGCAACTCCGGGTAATGCCGCTCGCCCACGCCGCCGGTCAGGCTGATGACGTCCACCAGGCTGCCGGACAGGGCATCGCTATGCATCGTGACGCGCCCGCCGGCATCCTTCACCACCAAACCATGAACACTCATGCCGCCAAATCTCCTATCTGAACGCGTAGAACGCCGTTTTCATCGAATACCCGGATAGCCCGGTTGGTAATTTCCGTGCGCGCGCCATTGCGCCCGCTGCTGATGGATACATTGCCGTTGTTGTCCACGACGAATTGGCCGCCGCCCATATTGATGTAACCGCCGCGAATGGCCGCCGCGTACAGCCCGACCTCGGCGCGGATCTCCCCCGCCGCGATCTTGTTGGCGCTCAGCGTGCCATCCAGCAGCAAATCCCCGGACACCCCGACCGCCGGGCGGCCGTTGATCGACCCCACCGTAAACACCTGGCGCGCGTTCTCGCCGTCCGGCTGGGCGACGCTAAATTTGTCGGCCAACACGGCCAACTCGCTGCCCTGCTCGCCATTGCTCAAGCCCATGCCGCTGGCGAAGGTCTTGCCGTTGGCCGTGCGGGTGATGCGCAGCGACCATTGCGCCCGCAGTCCGTCCACGCTCTTGGATTGCTGCTGGATGGTGGCTTCGCTGTCGCCGATGCGGGTGGACAGCGTTTCCAGCCGCTGCGCCAGCGAGCCACTCGCCCCGGTCGCCGCCTGCAGTTCCTCGCGCACCGCCGCCAGGCCGGTATCGGTTTTGCTGGTCAAGGATTTGACGTCGCTGGCCAGCGCCTTGTCCGCCTCGGCCCGCGCCGTCTGCTCCTGCAGCAAACCGGCCTGCGTGGTCTCATGCTTGGCGGTCAGTTGGTCCAGCCGCTTGGACAGCGCGCCATTCTCACCGGTCGCCGTCTGCAGTTCCTGGCGCACCGTGGCCAGGTCGCCCGCCGTCTGGCTGCTCAGCGTCTTGACCTCGCTGGCCAGCGCCCTGTCCGCCTCGGCCCGCGCCGTCCGCTCCTCGATCAGCGCCGCCTGCGTGTCGCCCAGCTTGGCCGCCAACACTTCCCGCGCCGTCGCTTCCGACTTCAAAGCCTCGTTGGTTGTTTTCAGGTCGCGGCGGGCGATGGCGAATTGCCGGGTTTGCACATCGCCCAGCTGGTCGCTGGCCAGCACGTTTTGCAGCGCGGTTTCCACCGCCGACACCGCCAACTTGCCGGCCTCGTCGGCCTGCGCGGCGATGTCGGGCAGACGCTCCAGCGGCTGGCGCAACTCCTCGGCCAGCTGGCCGCCGCCGATGCTGTTTTGCAGCTGCTGCAGCAGCAATTCGGGATTGCGGATGGTCGCCGCGTCTGCCATGGCCGGCGCGGACACATTGCCCCAGCTGTCCGTCACCCGCAGCCAGTAGTAGTAATGCACGCCCAGGCCGATGCCCTGATGAATGAAGCTGTTCGCCGGATAGGCCAGGTCCGCCAGCCTGGCCGGGTTGCCGTCATGCGGATCAGCGGAATAGAACAACTCGGCGCGCACCAGCTCAGGCACGCCCGGCGGATAGGTCCACGCCAGGTTGATGGCCATCGGCGCGCCGGTCGCCGACAGGGCCGGCGCGGGCGGCGGCGCGACATGGCCGCGCGCGTCGATGCTGGCCAGCGCCGGGATGCTGCGCAGGCCGATGGCCGACACGCTGGACACCCGCACTTGCCATTGCCCCGGCTGCAGCCCTTCCAACTCGGCATGGTTGGCCGCCTGCTCCGGCAGCTCCAGCCAGTTGCCGCCGTCCTGGCGGTAGCCAACCACGTAGCCGCGCAGATACGGATGATTGACGCCTGGCCAGTCCACTTCCAGCCGCACCGCGCGGCGGCCGTCGCCGGTCAGATAGGACACTTCGCGCATGCTGACCGCCGACACCGCCGGCATCTGCGCCGGGTCCGGCAGACTGGATGCCGGCGGCGCGTCGATGCGGATGCCCTGTTCAACCGCCGCCCACTTGTTCGGGTTGTGCTGCAGGCCGCTCACTTCGTAGATGCCCGGCTCCCGCTCGCGCTTGGCGACGCAGCGCCACAGCGTCGGCTGCAGATTGGTCCCGATCAGCGCCCAGGTTGCGCCGTCCACCGGTTGCGCCGGGAAGGGAGCCACCAGGCGCAGACTGGCCGCCTCGCCCGGCGTCACCACCACGCCGCGTTGCACCAGCGAGCCGTCCGGCATCGGGCATTCCAGGCTGTAGCTGACGCCCTCGTCCAGCATCACGGGCGCATCCAGCGTCACGGCCTTCCCCTTCACTTCCAGCAGGCGGCCGCCCACGCGCCGGCCGGCCACCACCGGGTCAAACACCGTGAACAGCTCGCCCGGCTGCAGATCGACGCCATACAGGCCGGCGGCGAACGTCACCAGCTCGGTTTCCGTCTGCGCCGTCTCCAGGATGTAGCGGCCCAGCTGCTGCGCCTGCGCGCGGCTGGTGCAGGCCACCGCCACCACCTCGGCCGGCTGGTAGCCGTAGCGCGCCAGGCCTTCGGCGTGCTCGACGTATTCAATGCCCCGCTTCCAGCCGTCTTCCGGGTCCACCAGCGACACGCTGGCCACCGTGTAGCGGTCAGCCTGTTCCGTGCTGGCATAGGAAAACTGGCCGTCGATCACATTGGCCGGCGTGAAGTGCTTGGCGGGCGGGTCGCCCGGAATGTCGGCCACCACGCGGATGCCGCCGGCACTCGGCACCACCTTGCCGCAGAACACCGACGCCATGTCCTGCAGCACCTTCCAGGCGTCCGCGCCGTCGCCGTGGTAGCCGTGCATTTCAAAGCGGCGGCGCAGGCCGCCCATGCCGTCGCTGACTAGCTGGTCGCACCATTGGCCGATGCGGTACAAGTCCCATTTCCACGCGCCGTCCGGTGGCAGATTGAGATTGAAGCGCGCATCAGTGGCGAAGGTGTACAGACACCAGGCAGGGTTGCTGCTGAAGGCCGGCTTGAACGTGCCGTTCCACGCGCCCGCATACGTGCCGGATGCCGGGTCGTAGTTGCTCGGCACCTGCAGCACCGACAGCCGCCACTCGCTGGTGATTTCCGGCAGCGACGAAAACTGCCGGGCGTCGAACTCCACGCCCAAGAGCGCGTAGCCGGGATAGCTCAGCCGCATCGACTGCAGCATGGTGTAGCTGTCCCACTCGGTCGCGTTGATGAGCTTTTGCGTCGTGCTGTCCGGCGTCACCCGCCGCACCCGTACTTGCCACGGCCCGCCCGGCGGCAGATCGACGCGGACAGACCTCTGGTATTTGCTGCGCGTCTTGCCGACGATGTCGATTTGCCGCGCCTGATGCCACACCCCGCCCGGCTCGCGAAGGTCTACCGCCATCGTCACGGCCGTCGGGTTGGTGTCGCCGTCGTCGTTGACCGCCAGCAGCCCCCGCACCGACACCGTCACCCGCACCGCCGTGGCGTCCAGATTGTCGATGCTGCGCACGATGCCGTCGCCAGCCTTCACCTCGACGCCGACCGCGTATTCCGTCTCGATCTCGTCAAAGCCGGCCATCGGCGCTTGCGCCGCCGTGCCGACCCGATGTTCCACCCGCACCCGCTCGAAGTTGCGCGCGCCGTTGCGGTCCTGCAGCGGCACCCCGCCAAAGAAAACGGACTGGTCGCCATCGACCAGTCCGCCCATTTCTCCCAGCCCCACCAGCATCAGCACCCTGGCCGTCGCCAGCGACTGCAGCGTGTCCGACGCCTCCACTGGCCGGCGCGGCTCTTTCTGGCCGCCGCCCGCGCCTCTGATGTCCCTGTCCATTTACCGCATGTCCTCTACGCTGATGCCCGCCGAAATGATGATGCCGCCCGCGCGATGCCGGCCCCAGCCCCAGGGCGCGGGCATGCCCTGCGCGCTGCTATTGGCCGCACCGTTGAACAGATAACTGGTTTTGCCCTGCTGCTGCTCGCTCTGCGACTGGTCCAGGCGCGGAACCGGCGTCAGCATCATCATGGCCCCGGACAGCATCAGGCCGACGCCCACCGCCATCAGCTGCGTGCCGCCAAACGCCCAGGTCAACGCGCCCACCACGATCAGCACCCCGCCCAAGACTTGGTTGCCGCTGGCCCCGACCACTTCCGGCATAATCAGGATGTCGCCGCTGGAAACCAGCGTCAGTTCCTGCTCGCAAACCGTCCTGTCGGCCACCGTCACCCGAAACGCCATGCCCTGTTCGTCCAGGGCGCGCAGCGCGTTGTTGAAGCCCGGATACAGCGCATTGAGCGCCGGCACCACTTCCGCCGCCGACGACACCGCCAATTCATGCGCCTGGCCGTACTGCTCGCCCAGGACGCCGCCCAGGCGGATCATCCGCAAAGTGCTATTGCTCATTGTCGATACCTCGCCCGTCTGACGGTCGCCCGTTGCCAATACCCGCCGTAAATGTGCGTTTCCGACTGCCGGTCCCGCAGGTGATGCAGAATGCGGCCGTCGCCCAGCCATAACGCCGTGTGATTCGGCAACGCACCCTGTATCTGCATCAGCAGCACGTCGCCGGCCTGCGGCTCATCATCGACCCAAACAAAACCGGCGGCCTCAGCCGCCGTAGTGAACAAGTCCAGCCCCCGGCTCCACCAGCCGTCCCGTTCCGCGCCCGGCGGACGCGGCAGCGACACGCCGCGTTCGCGCGCGTACCAGTCCCGCACCAGTTCCCAGCAGTCGAACACGCCATAGCAGTACGGCCGGCCCAGGTAGTCCGCCTGATAGCCGCACGGCTCGATATAGCGGTAATCGCCGCCGGGATGGCTGACGATGTGCCAGGGCAGGCGCGTGCGCTCGCACATCGCCCTATCCGCCGGGCTAGGCTCGGCCGGCGCGTTCGGGTGGCTGTGCCAGATGCCGACTACCCGGCCCAGCTGCTCGGCGGCGGCGTGGTCCACCGGGTCAATCCTGAATTGCCGCGCCGGCTCGTCGGCCAGGTTGCGGCAGGGATAGACCCGGCCCGAGTCCAGCACCACGCCACAGGCTTCCAGGTCGCCGGCCGCCGCCGCGTAGGCCAGCATCGCGGCGATTTGCTCGGTTGTTGCTGTCATTGCATTGCCCATAAAAAAAGGCCGCATAAAGCGGCCAGAAATCAACTCATAGATGCATTAAGTGAAGTGAAACTCTTCAGCTACGAATATTCGCCGTGGAAAAATAAAATCACTCCAAATTCAAAACAATTTCAACTATTGAAGGAGGAAATATGCCTCAGTAGCTTAAACTCTGCCAAACAACATCAACTGAAGCAATATGAAAACTTCCTGGAGAAAATAATGGGCCAACTCAATATCGTGAATTGCTTGGGCGTTCCTGCCGATTTCAACATTCTGAACAAGCACGACAACACCTACACCAGAACTCTTGCCATGGGACTTGCGCCATTCACGACATCCCAGAACCAAGATACTTTCAGCGGCAAAAATGCCTCCAGCTTTTCCGACATCCAAATCATAGTCCACTGCCCGCCGCTCGGCTCAGACCACCCCCTATCCTACACAGTCGATCTGAACCGAGATCATTACTTTGGTGACAATGAAGGGGCTTACCCCGGAAATGATTACGACATCGAGCTGATCTTCATGGGCTTCAACAATGCAAAAAGCCAAATCCTGCTCATGCAGGCATATCGAAAAGCCAATTCTGGCGGCCCTTACATCCTTTGCACCGATCAAAAAAGAGTCAGCCGGCCCTAATTCAAAGAGCTAATATGAATTAGTTTCACTTGTGCATTTCGGGGCAGCAACCATAATTAGCAAAGCTGTCCCGATTATTCTCAATCAACCCAAAACCATCAAAATATTTATTTCTCAACGATCAATATCAAATACAAAACACTACATTCTTTAACATACGTACTCTCTCGCCAGCTTGAATTCCCACACAAACTCCCGCCACCCCAATGCCAGCCATAAAAAATGGCCGCAAAATGCGGCCAAACCTAAAAGAAACACACGTATCACACTAAGCACATCGCTCAGCCTTAAATCCTTTACTTACTCTTGCTTAGAATCAAGCTTAATCTTTCTGACGTATACAACCTTTACTTTTTCAGCAAAAATGCCTCCAAAGACAGTACCCACCTTTAACTTGATCTCAAAGTCCTCATCTTTGGGTGTGTAAACTTGCATCACCACTGCAATGGGAGCACCCAACTTTGAGGTTTTCATCGACTTAATAACACAACCAGGGTGATTGGTCTTTAACCACTGATCGGCCATCTCCCTCGCAATTCTATCCCTTCGCATGGTTTCAAAGTAAATGTAATATACAAAGGGAATCATGAACAAATACGGCACTACTTTTTGTACCCACATCGCTAAACACCTTGCTATAGCCTTGCGCGCTAAAAACGCGCAAAGCCATTCTTAAAAATTAGGCCTCAGCCATCATGTCATCTTCTTTATGACGCCCAGAGCCACGATCATCACTCATATCAACCGGCGGGGCAGTTGGACCGACAGAATCACCAGCATCGCCAAGTGCACCAAGTGAAAATCCAGTTGTGTGCTCATAATCTGATTTTGTACACTGATTCGGATTGGAATTCATTGGCGGTGCGACATGAAACTCATACGGTTTGCTCGATTCTATTGGAAACCCGTAAGTTACACTCGCTCCCGGCATGCCGACATTAACAGATGTTATGCCGGGATTTCCAGGAGAATAAGTGATCCCAGTATAATTTGGGGCAATCGCAGTAACAGACCATCCAGCGAGATGGCTTGCCGTATCACCATTCAAAGCCAAACCAGCCCCTAGTGAAACCCCCTGAGTTCCGGCCCCGACCTGTACCACGACAGTCCCATGCGTATCAGCACAGACACCTACTGCCACCCCATAGGCACCGCCAGCACAAACATATCCCTTATCGATAACGGTATCCACTGCAGAACTAACCGCATGGGTAACCGTAGAAACCAAGTCAGCAGTTGGCTTGGCCCCATTGGCCGCCGCAATGGCAGCAGGAGTCAAAGCCGCGCCAGCTTGTGGAGTGGATGCAGGGCTCGCCGCAGGAGTAGAACCTTGTGGAGGGCGAGCATATTCGACAATTGGCTTCATGCCTGCAAGCGCAGCCAATACGGCCGGAGTCAAAGCAGGATTGTGACGCGCAACCGGCGCTTGACTGTCTCCGCTGCCTGTACTCCCTGTTTGAGCAACGGTAGGGCTTGGAGGAGCATACGTATGCTCCTCAATTGGCTTCATCCCGCTTAGCGACACTACCACAGAGGGAGTCGCTGTCGAACCAGCATTTTGGCTCTGGTTTTGAACCGCACTTCCTTGCTGAGTACCTTGCACCCCACCAGCAGCGGCACCTGTGCCATTACCTGCCAGTAAGTTGCCACTAAAATTATTGCGCGCAGCATCAATCATCATTCCCACTACACTTCTCCATCACAGAATTAGACATTCGGCATGCTTGTTAATATCTTTAATTCATGCCATTTGTCATATTACTGCAACGTCATTGTGCTTCGCAACAATCACTACCACCCTTGCAACAAAACGCCAATCAACATAGAAAAACCAAAGAAACACACTCCCAGCTATGGCGAAATATTAGTTATATCGTCTCATCCCAGGGCAGCCGCCGTAGTTGGCCAGATTGGCCCGACAGCGGCAGCTGCTTAGCCGCTTGCCGCACTTGTCCAGCCGCTTGTCCATCACCGGCCTGTCGTTAGCATCGAACATCGCTTCGCCCTGATAGCCGCAATGCGGACCACGGTAGACCACATGCGCCGGGCAATAGCGCGTCACCAGCACGCCCGGCGCGCGCTTGCCGGCCAGGTCCAGCCGGCTGCGCAGCTCAAATGTCAGCACATCGCCGTTGTCGGCCTCGCGCCGGTTAATCAGCCAGATTTCTTCCGGGTGCATTTCCGGGAAGGCCGCCAGCTCGCCGCCAGCGCAGAACTTGGCGTGCGTCAGCCGCCGGACCACCTCCCAGCCGACCAACCCTTGATGCTGCATCACCAGCGCCGTGAAGATGCCGCGCATCGGTCTGCCATCCGGCAGCATGCCAATATTGCTGACCGACAGCCGCGGCCGTGGCGCGCCTTTGTTGCTGCTTTCAAAGCCGGTGGCCTCGATGGCCCACGGCTCATAGGTCAGCCCCTGAAACGTCACTGCCTGGCCGTTGCCGCTGGTGGTAAAGCGCAGCGGCTGCATTGTCTCGCCGGCCGGCGGCCGTATCTCGAACAGCTGCACCAGGGCATCAGGCACCAGGCGCTGTTTTTCTGCGTGAATCTCTCCCATCACTCCCCCGGATCAAATACCTGTTCAAATGCCGCGCTCACCACCTCATCCCCGGCGGCCAGATAGGAACGGTCCCATTCCTCGCAACGCACTTTGCAGCGCGCCGCGCCCGGATAAGCGAACCAGAACCAGCGCGCGCCGGCATGGCGCATGAGAAACGCCTCGATGGCGTCGCACATCGCCGCATCCCCCGCAAACGACAGCTTGCGGCTGCGCGGCATGGTATTGATGCCGCCCGGCACGCGCTGCACATAGCCATCACCGAACTTGGCCTCCCGCACTCGCGCCCGGATCGACGATGAACCGCCAAACAGCGGCGTCCAGCCGAAGGTTTCCGCCGCCATGCCTACCCCCTCACAAAGTTGTAAATGTCACCGTCCGGTCGCATCGACCGCGCCAGCTTGTTGTCTATCACCCGCTCCACCAGCACCAGAATTTCACGCTCGCCGCCCGCGCCTTGACGCTCCTCGGTCCTGGCCGCCGTTCCCGGAGCCAGGTTGTTGACCACCACCTTGACCGGCTGGGCCGGCGTGGCGGGCGCGCTCTGTGCGGCATTGACGCGGGTCAGAAAGTCTTTCAGATCACCGTTTGTCCGGCGATCCACCACGCGCTCGCCCTTGTCCAGCAACCACGTCCCTTCACGCGGCACATTGTCGATGCCGTCATGCGCCATGCCCGACAAGTTCGTGCTGGCTATCGTGGACACCAGGCCGGCCGTTGCCGACACCACCGACGACATCGCGCCGATGTTCGCCGGCCAGGGCGCAGATGCGGCGGCCGTCGCCACGGCCTGCTGAATCTTGATGACGGAATCGGCAATGGCGAATGCCTTGCTCATGGCGAACATGGCCTTGTAGATGCCGCTGTTTTTGCCCTTGAAGGTGGCCGCCAGGCCGGCCAGTCCGTCAAACAGCTGGCTGGAACTCGACAGCATCGCGGACGCGCGGTTGCGCTCCATGTTCATCAAATCCAGGTTCAACTGCTCTTGATTGCGGCGGATGTAGTCGGCCCGTTCGGTTTCGCTCAGCGTGGTGGCGTCCATGATCAACTGGTGGCGACGGTCGTACTGGTCGCGCAGTTGCTGTTCTTCGGACTGCAGGCCGATGCCCTGGCGCTCGCTGCTGCGCAGGGCGTCCACCGCTCTTTCGTTACGGCGGTCTTCCTGTTGGCCATACTGCTGCTTTTCTTGGTCCGATAAACCAGCGTTGTACTGGATATCTAGCGACCGCTCCCGATGCTCGCTCTGCAGGCGCTGTGCCGCGTTGTCGTACTCGCCGCCGCGCAAGCGCCTGGCCACATCGCGCTGATGCGTCTCGTACTGCTCGACATCGCGGTTTAGCTCATCCAGGAACTTCTTGTTTTCCGCGCGCACTTGGCGGGTGGCGTCCAGCTCGGCCGCCAGCGCCAGCAAGCGCGCCTGGCTGGCGGCGCTCCAGCCGGCATACTTGCCTTCCGCAATTTCATAGCGCGCGCGCTCGACGGCTGACAGCTTTTCCACACCCATGATTTCGCGCTGCATCGCGTCGATAGCGGCATCCTCGCGCCGGCCCTGCGCGCCGGCCCGCTTGCGCTCGGCGGCTTGCTTCTTGTCGAAGTCGTCGCGCAGCTTGCTCACCGCAGTTTGATGCGCGCGCTCCGCCGCCAGATAGGCCGCGCTGCCTTTCTCCAAACCGACCACGGCCCCTTTGAACGCCTCCTCTTCCTTCCTGACCTTCTTGTCGAACTCCTCACGGTCATTCAGGCGGGAATCGTCGTCCGCGTACTTCTTCGCGCGGGCCTCGGCATCCTTGCGCGCCGCCGCCTTGGCTTCCGCAGCCTTGGCCCCGGCGGCGGCATCGGTTGTCGCCGCCTTGGCGCGTTTCTCCAACTCGGCCAGCTCCGACCGCATCGCAGCCAGGCCCGCTTGCTTTTGCGCCAACGTCTGCGAAAACGAATACTCATACAGACCCGCCTGCCCCTCCTTGATACGCTCTTTCAGCTGGGCCATTCGGGCGTTGTCGCTTTGCGCGTCGTAGTGCAGCGCATTCACCGGATTCAGAAAGCGCATCACCGCGCCGCCGCCGGCCATCGTCTGCCCCCAGAATCCTGAACCCTCTTTGCGCGCCCGCCGCATCGACTCGGACACGTCGTCAAATGCATCCGTCAGGATGGCCAGCTGGCCGGCAATGAAAGAGGCAATGCCCGATTGCGCCACCTCGGTTTTCATCGCCTCCCACGAGTTGACGAAATTGGCGCTGGCCTTTTGCGTCTCGCCGCCGAACGCCGCCGCGTCCGCGCTCATGCGCTTCAGCTCGGCGGCGAACTTGGGCAGGAAGTCGGCGGCCAGCAACTGGCCGCTTTCCAGCATCTTGCTGAACTCACCTGTCGTCACGCCCAGGGCGCGCGCCGCCGCCTGCGTCGCCACCGGCAGATGCTCGGCCAACTGGCCCCGGAACTCTTCGGCGGACACGACACCCTTAGCCGACATTTGCACCAGGGCGAGCATCGCGCCCTGCGCCGTCTCCGCCGACAAGCCGAATGCGCTGGCGGCCGTAGACAGCGAGTCGAACACCTGGCGCGCATACGGCGCAAGCGGCGTGCCTTTCACCGCGCCGGCAAACTGCGCATAGGACGCGGACGCTTGCGCGAAGTCCAGGCCCAGCCCGGATGCCTGCCGCCTCAGCCATTCGATATCCGACGCAATCGCCCGCACGTCACCACCGTTGGCATAGAACAGCGACTTTTGCAGCCGCTCGCTGGCAATCTGCGCTTGGTTCAGCGCCGCCGCCACCGACACCACGCCATCTTTCACTGCGGATAGCGCAAAGCCGCCCGCAATCGCCGCCCCAGCCCTGGCCAGCAGGCCGGCGCTGCCGGCCGCGTCTTCCAGCGCCTTGGCCCCGCGCTTGGCGTCGCGCTCCACGGTATCCATTGCATCGCTGACAACTCGCTTGGTCGCCGCCATGTCGCCTTGCAGCTGGGCGACTCGCGCTTCCAGATTGATTACCAGCGAACCTACATTTTGCGCAGCCACGTCACGCCCCTTTCTTCGCCATCAAGCGCAGCGCCTCTTGTTCCATCTCTTGCAGGCAATCGAACACCTCCGCCCGCTGCGCCGCCGGCAGGCCGACCCGCCTTTCCACCACAGGCAGCGCCGCATAGTCCAGCCCATACGGCCCCGCCGGGCCGACCCGCCATTGCGTCTGCATCGCCTGCCACACGCGCCAGGCCGGCAGCGCGTCAGGCAGCAATGCGAACGCCTCCACGTCGCACCGGGCCGGCAACATCGCGTCCGCTTGTTCCAGCGGCACGCCGGCCGCCAGCAGCGCTTGCCGATCCTCCGACCGGGTGGCGGCGCGCTCGCCAAACTGCCAGCGCACCGCCTCAATCAGTTTTTTCGGACGGCACCGAAGCGCAGTTCATGGACGGCCTGTTGCAGCGCGGCATTGACCTGCGGCCCGTCCACCGACAGCAAGGCCGCCTCAAGCGCCGCCTGCGACAGCGGCAGCACCTGGCCGTCTGTATCGGCTACCCCATCCCATGCCGTGAACACCTCGGCGTAAAGGCGCGCGTTTTGGCGGTAGACCTCGGACAGCTCGCCCGCGCCGGCCTCGCCTGCGTATTTGGCGAACAGGGCATCCCAGCCAGGCTGTGACAGCAGGCGGCCCGTCAACTGGATGGAGACTTTGTTTTCCGCGCCGGACTCGGTGCGGGTCAGGATTTCAGCCGGCACGCGCACCGTGCCGCTATTGGCGATCTTGAACATGGGTTTCCTTATCGAACCGTGATTTTGATTTCGTCGTCGCCGTTGGTAGGCAACAGGGCGAGCGGCAGCGTGGTCATGCTGATGTTGTCGCTGTCGCCGTAGTCGGCGCTGCCGATGCTGACCGTGGCGTCAATCTGGATGATGTTGCCGGCCGTCTTGCCATGCACCAGGGCGAGCGCGCCGCGCTCTGCGGTGCGCGCCAGCGCAAACCAGTCTTTTTCCGCCACCCGCGTCGATTCGATCTGCACGCTGCCAGATGGCTTGCGGCCGGTAATCAGCACGCTTTCCACACCGCCCGGCAGGCTGCGATGCTTGACCTCATTGGCCATGTCCAGCGACAGGCTCTGCACTGCCGGGCTATAGCCATACAGCGAGAAGCTGGCCACGTTCGCCGCGTCAAACGGCATCGGCGTCTGAAACGGCGTCAGCTTCAGCGCCGGCGCGGGCGCATCGACAATGCCGCCATGCACGCCGGTAAACACGAATTTCATTTTCGGGAACGCCTTGTTTTGCAGATCCAGCGATACCGTCCCACGGGCGCCCAACAGCTTATGCTGCACGCCGTCCAGGTTGTAATAGAGGGTCAGCGACTCATGTCCGCCCGAAATCGGCGCATAGCTCGCGCTGGCGTCCTTGGCGACAGTTTCCGCAAACCCGCAGCCCCTCAGCAGCACGCCCCAGGCCGGGACCGCGCCCGCCACGCCGGCCCCTGCCAACTCGACCTCGAATTCCGCTTTCATGCGCACGCCGGTAACAACCGACTCCGCATTGCCGAAATAGGGCCGCACCACATTGCGTTCCGCACGGTCGCTATCCAACGGCGTCACCTTGGGGCTGGCCACCAGAATCGCATTCGCCGCGCCAGTCGGCACCGCGTCCACGCCTTCCTTGCTTTCCGGCTTGGCGATAATCGCCACCCGCTTACTGTTCAATGCCATCATTTCTCCCAGGCACAAAAAAAGCCCGCATCTGCAGGCCTTGGCTAAAAAGTAACGGAATAGAGAAGGTATTAAATTAGCACTACTTGATCAATATTTTCTTGACATCGAATGCTTTTCAAGAACTCTTCAAACGCCTCCTCTACATTGTCTAAAATTACAACGCTCTTGAACTCAAACACATCATAACCAACCTCTCCCTCCACCGAATCAACACTCACACCAAGAACAACAGCATAATACGCCATTAAAATCTCACCAACATAAAATCTTGATGCAACAATAATTTCTTTATCAATATCTTTGACAGCACCAAAATAATCACAATCCAAATTAAGATTTGGATTTACATTGTCCATCAGCGCCGCCACCATTGCAATTGAATTTGCACTTCCAATAATATCTTCTAGCTTGATCAATGGTCGTGAACTCAAGCCGATGAAAGAAAATATACTCTCCAAGCTCCTTACAATGAAGATATCATGCATGACTGCATCAAGCTTATCCCCACTAGGCTTCAAATCAAAATAAGAAGATTTAATTTCAAGTGGTTTTTTTGATTTTGGCGGATGTATCTCGACCATTACATCATCTCTATTCAGCAACAGGATTAGCTGCAGAAAATTCGCCCACTCCGATAGATCACACATTTTCCCATAAGTAGAATATTCAAATTTAACATGACAACTAGCATCTAGGTCAGTTATTTCAATAGTGAATATATTACTTCTTACAATTGCTTTCTGACAACTCCCCACTTTCATAGTCATGTAGAAATCGCCAAACAGAATTGCCATCCCCCCCATACGATTAGGCGGGCGAGCTAAAACCTTACATTTACCTAATGAATTCGGCTCTATTGTTATCCGACCGCTATCAGATGGTATATTTTTAATTGCAATGCCAAACCTAGTCTCTGCAGATTCAAAATTCAAAACTGGCACATCTTTTCTTATGCCAAGAAACACATCAAGAAGTTCCGCATCACTCAAACCCTGGAAAGTTACTTTTATTGACTCAGGCCGCTCATCATAACCAACAGATAGCCGCTGTTGCTTTTTACTCTCCACATATCGATCGATGTCCCCACCTACACATCGAATAATTGCCTCACGCAACCCGCTCCCAGAAATAGGGATAGTCTCCTCTTCCAAAGGAGAAAATTTAATAACTTTCTTATTCAATGACTTTCCATCGCACTTAGCGTGCTCATGGCGCAGCCTTTTCAAAATAGCTGCCAATCTTGCATCATAAATGTGAATAAGATATGCATTTGAAAACTGCAAATCCACATCCACCTTGAATATTAATATAAATGATGGAATAGGCTCTTTCGCAAGCCTTTCAGCCATATTTAATTTCAACCTTACCTCCCCCCCTTTACTCCAAATAGTTTTAACTTGCACATAGCAAGAAAGAGGGGCAATTCGATTATCCAACGACTCTTTACGTTCCTCGCTTTCTGGAAAGTTAACTATAAAATCCCATCCCGCTCTGTCACGATCAGAAGAATCATTACAAAACAATCCTGCATCGGCACAAAGTTCACCAAACCGCTTTTCGCCTTTATTTCCCAGACTATCCGAATCAATCATTGCAAGCTTTCATTATTAAAAATCAAACTTAGACCTATTGCCATGCGAAACATTTAACACGACACAATAGAAAGGTGCAACATCACCCTCTCGCTAACGAATGGGAAAGACCTCACCCCGTCCAAATCATTACTCGCGACAAAGAAAATGCGCATGAAAAACTCACAATGATTTTACTCTGTATCTTTAAGACCTGCTGGCAGAAATTATATCATTTCACAATGACGCACATGACAGATCATCGATTTACAAGTGATAGCCTAATGTTTTGTTGGCGACACTAGAAACAATACGTCAAGTTAAGATGTTAAGAATACATCTCAACAGCTCACTTTCTGCTTACAACTCCTCCTCTCTCCGCCGATAAGTCAGCAAGTACTGCACACGGCAAACGCCTAGGGCAGGGTTTTCCTCGTCATAGTCCCAATCGATTACCCCTTGCTGCAGATCTTGTACGCCCGTTAGCATTTCATGCAGGGCCAAATGCGCGGCCTCCAACACGCCATCGCAAGCAGCGTGCGGCTCATCGCCATCCGCCTGAATTTCCAACTCCACCGACAACTGCCGGTACTCGTAACCAACCGGGCTGCCGGACAGCGGCGCATCGCGCAGCTGATGCAGCACGATTGCGGGAAACTCGCCAAAGCTGTAACCCTTCTCGACATCGCGGCTGACGCGATCCGCTGCCGGCGTCGCGCTCTTCAATGCCTCTTCCATTGCCCGCATCAGGGCTTCAATCTTGCTCATTGCTCTTTCCAGTGAATGCGCCAAGTCATCGCCACCACATGCGGCGTACCATCCCCAACGTCTTGCAACGCCTCTTCCAATGTATCGTAAACCAGTACCCCGCCGGCCTGACCACGCCAGCGCTCCAGGCGCCGCCGGATCACCCATGCCACCGAGTAGGCGGCATCATAATCCGGCGCGACGATGGACAATTGCACCAGGCTGCGCACGCGGCCAGATGGCCGGCGCGCGATCTGCTGCCGCTTCTCATCCAACACCTGATAGGCAATCGCCGGCAAAACCGGCTCGTCCGGCAAATGCACCGGGTACACCCGATCCCCGACCAGGGCAGCCACTTCCGGCGCGGCCAGTAGTTCCACCAGTACCGCCCCTATCAACTCGACAACTCCCCGCTGATCAGCGCGCCGCACACCTCGTCCGCCACCACGCCCAAGGCAGCTGGCAACTTGTCGGCGGCGGGCCGCATAAATGGATAGGGCGGGACAAATTGCCCCGCCCCTTTCAAGGCTTCCCGCGTCGCGGCTCGTCTTCGTTCCCCGCCTGCGATCTTTTTCCCCCTCCCTCGTTTGACGTGACCGTATTCCAGATAACGGCCGTACCAGGCGCGCGACCGCAAGCCGACTTTGTAGGCGACCGCGCCGCGCTGGCCGCTGCCGCGCGAACTGGCGACCGTGATGGACTTGGCCAGCACGCCGGATCGGCGCCGCACCCGGCGGCGGGCCTCATCGCGCACCAGGGCGGCTCCCTTCCTCAACCCGCGCCGTAAAATCTTGCGCTGCAGGTTGCGTGGCACCGCGTCCAGATGGCGCATCACCAGATCCAGGCCATGCACCTCAACCGTTGCCATCGTCGGTCTTCAGCATCAGCACCAGATAGCCCCGGTCCTTGTGCGGCTCGATGGTTTTGACCTTCAACGGCAGACCATCCACCCAAGCCCGCCACCCTTGCGCCACCGGCCGGCGCCGAATGGTGGCGCGCACGCTGCAGCCGGTTTGCTCGGCCAGCACCGCCGTATAGGTTCGCGCGGCCAGGTAGTCCACTTTGGCGTGTACCGGCTTCGGCTCGCTCCAGGCTTCCCGCACCGCGCCGGACGGCTGGCGCGACTTGATGGGCTGACTTAACCGGATGCGGTTATTCAGCATGCTGGCGTTCATAGCGGGCTTTCCGTCGGCCGGTAATGGGCAATCAGGCTGTCCACCAAGCTGTCAGGCAACGCCACCACACTGCCGGCGCTGACTTCCTCACGGTAGGCGTATAACGTGGCCACACGGAAACGCAGCCACTGCCGCACATCCTCCGGCACGTCTTGCCCGGCCTCTGCGAAGCCGGCGCGGTAGACAATGGCAATCGCTCCCGGCAACGGGTCCACCGCCGGCCAGCCTTTCAGCGGCTTGATACACAAACGCCGCTCGCCGCGCTCGATGTGGAAGGCGTCCAGCGGCAGCGGCCGGCGCTGCCCTTGCTGCACCGCCTCGATGGCGACCACCTCGCGCCCGCCCGCGATATCCAGATACAACCAGGGCAGGCCCGGCCAGGCATCCAGCGTTTCGCGACATTCGGCCAGCAACAGCGGCCCACCGATCCGGGCCTCGGCGCTGGCCACGGCCGCGCGCTCGATCATCTGCAACAGCATGTCATCGTCGGTCAAATCGGCATCAATCCGGCACTGCTCCCGTACCTCATCCAGCGTCAGCACCGCCGCCGGGCTGCGCCGGATCACCTCGGCGGCCATTACACGCCGCCCGGTTGCGCCTTGGCTTTGCTCTTGGCCACCGGCTTGGTTTCACCCGGCGCCGGCTCGCCTTCGCCGTCCTCGTCATCCAAGGCGGCCATGCCTCGCGCAATCAGTTCATCGACCCTGGCTTGCCCTTCGAAACCAGCGATGTCGCCCGGCGTATAAATGCCATACGGCTTCACGAACTTCACTGCAATCATGCTGTACCCTTCAAATGCAAAAAGGCCCGCCGTAGCGAGCCTTGAACTGTGCTTACTTGCCCCACTTGATGCCGACGCCGACCGCAATCGACTCTTGGTGACGCGGACCAAAATCGTGCTTGGCGATCACGCGGATCAGCGTCTGGTCGCGCTGGAAAGCGCTTACCATCTGGCCATCGGTATCCTTGTAGGTAGCCTCTTTCGAGAAGTCGATTACCAGAGACTGGTCTTCGCCGATGAAGCAATCCCCAAAGTCCGCGAAGTACAGCTCGGACTCGTCACCGTCTTTGCCCAGGTTGTTCGGGACTTGCGTCGTTACCCCCACTGGGTAGCCTTTCAGGGTTTTGCCGGCCAGTTCCGGATAGACCTTGCTACCCTTCATGTCCTTCAAGCCTTCCAGAAAACGGAAGGTACGCGGCGACATTACCCAGCCGGGCATTGTCATGTTGGCGTCTACCCCCTCCAGCGCCAGAATCAGCTTGTTCAGGAAGTTTTCCAGCACCTGCAGCGCGGTCGCATCGATGGCCCCCAAATCCGGCGCGGTAAACACGCTATTAGCCAGCGCCCAATGGCGCAGACCCTTGGGCAGATTGCCGCTGCCGTCGTCGCGCAAAAACGCCTTGTCCTCGCGCGCGCCCACCGACGATGTCAGATCATCGACAATCAGCTGATCCACGTTCGGGCTGATGCCGGCATTGCTCAGCAAGTCATTGCTGATCGGCACCAGCGCCGCCATTTTCTTGCTGGACAGCTTCAAGTCATCGAACTGCGCGCCGGTTACGGGTGCGTCGCTGTCGGAACCTATATAGCCGACCGTCGCACCGCCTCGCAGGCGCGGAATCGTCAAATTGCCGTTGTTCAGCGGCAGCGAGCGCGCACCCAACTTGCGCACCACGGTTTTCGGGCGCAGCAGTTCAATCACTTCGCGCGCCATATTGGCCGGCACCAGCACGCCGCCGGCAGATGGCGAACCGGTATTCAGTGCCGCCGCCACTTCCTGCCCATAGCCGCGCTCATCCGCGATGTTGGCGGCCTGACGGTAATTGCCTTGCGCCTCAATCAACGCGGCCGCCATGCGCGCCATGCCACCGCCCTTCACGGTCGGCGCGGCCGGCGTCGCGTGGATCGGCGCCGCGCCAGCGCGCGGGCCTTGCGAGCTGTCCACCGGCTGCGCCGTGGCGGCTGTCATGCGCTCGGCGGCTTCAGCGCGGGCGATCTTGGCCCCGATGTCGTCAAACTCTTTTTGCATCGCGTCGATGCTGGCCACCTGTTCAGCGTTCAGCGCGGCGCCGGTCGCCTCCAGGGCGGCCAGCTGGTTCACAGCGGCGGACAGATCGGCACGGCGTTTTTTCAACTCAAGCACTACGGACATCCAGACTCCAGACGTAAAAAAAGCCACGGGAAGCGGCTGAAATGAAAAACGCGCCCGAAGGCGCGGTATGTTGGGTTTGCGTTGGGTTACAGCTGGGCGGCCATCGCCATCGCGGCGGCGGTCGCGCGCCGGGAAGGCGCAAGCGGCGGCGACCGGCTCGCGGCCACCTCGGCGGCCAGCCGGTTGATTGCCAATTGCTGGCTTTCCACCCGATCGGCCAAGCCGACAAGCACCGCCTCAGCGCCGAAGAACAGCCCGGCATCGGTCGCCTTGACCGCAGCGACGGAAAGGCCGCGGTTGCTCGCCACCACTCCGGTGAACTTGTCGTAATAGGCGTCCATGCGCTTTTCGACCGCCGCGCGGGCGTCGTCTGACAACGGCGAATCGCTGGCCATGTCGTTCTTGCGCGCACCCCGGTAAAACGTGGTGACAGCTACGCCAGAGCTGGCCAGCTGCTGGCTGAAGTCGGCATGCTTCATGATCACCCCGATGGACCCCACCCCCGACGATTCGGACAGCGTGATATCACTGCAGGCGCAGGCGATGGCGTAGGCGGCGGAAAACGCATTGAAATGCACCAGGGCGTGAATCGGCTTGACCGCCTTGGCCGCCTCGATGTCGGCCACCAGCTCGAAACAGCCGACGACAGCGCCTCCAGGGCTGTCCAGCTCCAGCACCATGGCGCTAACACGCGGATCATTCAGCCCGGCTTGTATCTGGCTGCGGATGCCTTCATAGCTGGTTTGCGTGGCGCACAGATTGACGTTCGCTTCGCGCGCCACCAACAGCCCTTGCACCGGGATCACCAGCAGGCCCGTTTGCTGGGCGGACTGCATCCGCTGTTCCGCCAGGTTGGCCATCGACGCCCGGCCGCCGTCATCGCGCCAGGCTGCGGGCTGCAGCGCGGCGGCGACGTGGACGCCCAGCTGGCGCAACTCGATGCCGGCCCGCTCTCCGGCCCAGGCCACCGCCTCATGCAGTACGTCCGGCAATACCATGTGCGGCTGATTGAACAGCTGCGACAGCAGGAATTGCCCCCTCACTGGCCAGCCTTTGCCGATGGCGTGGCCAGCTGTGGCAACGAGGCCGCCACCGGATGGCGGGACAATGCGCCGATCAGCACGGCCGCCAGCAGACTGCCGCCCTGGCCGCCGATCACGGCCTCCGGCGGCGTGTAGTTGGAAACGTTCATGTGTTGTCTCTCTCTTTCTGATCCTTGCGGGCTGCAAGGCTCTTTTCGCAGGTAGGGCTAGGCGGCTTTTGGCCCCAGGCAGGCCCATGCTGCCGCTGCCACGCGCGGAACTTGTCCATTGCCAAGGGCTTTAATCCGGTCCACCCGATGGGCCACCCCATCAACCACTCGACCCATTCCGGGTTCAGTTGGCCATGGTCCGAAGCCATCACCGCATGGTCTAGCCGGTCCCTTTCTCGGCTGGCGCCGGTCTTCCGGATCAGCGAGCCGGGCGACGTCCCCTTGCTGGCGCAGGCGGTCGGCGTCGGCCACAGCTTCACTTGCGCGCTCAGCCTCGGCTCTCCCCGGCTGTTCCACTTGCCCGCCGCCCGCTCTATCGCATCGTCCGCGACCACGGTTTGCCACAGCGGCGAGCCAGATCCGATCCCGCTTATGGGGCGCGCCAAGGTCGGATGCTGATAGACAAGCCCATTCCGCATCGAACCCCATTTCGGCAAGATCACCGACGACCAGGGCAAGTCCTCGGCCCACAAGCAAAGGTGAGTTTTCCAGCAAGACGAATCGGGGCTGTACTTCACCGATAATTCTTGCCATTTCGGCCCATAGTCCCGACCGCTCGCCCTCGATGCCGGCGCCCCGTCCTGCCGCGCTGATGTCCTGGCAAGGGAAGCCGCCCGATACCACGTCAACAAGTCCCGACCACGGTCTTCCGTCAAAACTGCACACGTCAGACCAAATTGGGAAAGGCGCGAGGCATCCATCGGTTTGTCGTTGCGCCAAAACTTGTGCGGCGTAGGCATCACGCTCAACGGCGCAGACGGTGCGCCATCCCAACAGGTGGCCACCGAGTATTCCGCCACCAGCCCCCGCGAAAAGAGCCAGCTCATTCATTCGGCCCCCAGACGCTGACCGGGTTTTCCCAATCCATCACGTCGCAGCGGCCCTCCCTCACCGCCTCGATGATTTGCTCGCCGGTTTCCCGCGCCAGTTCCGAGTCAATTGGCTGCATGCCTTACCTTCCCGCATAAAAAAACCCGCCTTGCGGCGGGCTGGTTACAAAAACGGGCGAAGTCCTATCAATACCAATAATGAATCTGTCACCAAATCAAACTTAATGATAGAAATTAAATAAATAATTAATTACCCCTCAGCAGATTTCACAATCGCAGTCGCCCAGCGATCATCAGATACCACTAGATCATAGCGTTGTATAAACGTAACCATTTTCTTTGGATCTTTATTATATGTCTTAATCCAGTTCTCAACTGCATCACCCACATCTTCAATCAAATCTTTGAAGCTAATGTGCTTTCTCTTTGGGTCCACACTAGGCAAGCAATTTTGACTTCCGACATAAGGCATTAACTGGGCAACACTTCCCTCAGAAACCTTACGCGATTCTAGATTCGACATATGCAAAAGACTATTTCGAAACTCCCATAACTCTTCTGGCGTTGCCCCAGCCAACCCAGGGGCGGAAAATGCACGCAGCCAATCTATAAATACGGGCGTACTGCGCGGAGGTCGATCGCCAAATTCAACATAAGCGATGGTATCCAGAAACGACATTAATAATTTTAAGCATGACACATAATGCCGATTATTAAAAAGCAATCGTATTGCTTTAAAGTAATCGTCATTAATTAGAGCCGGCATATCAAACGTGCCGGCCTCTTTATCTAAATATTTGAACAGATAATCATCCATCTCCCCGCCACCCACTGCATCATTAGGCACACCTGACATATCTAGAGGCCCCATCGGTACGCTCATATCGATCTTTGGAACACCATCCACAATAGGAGTAATACAAAATAACGGCGTCCGCCCCGCTCCAACTGAAGCAAGAAGTGGTTCAAAAATCTCAAGAGTATTTCCTATTCGCTGTCTTGCAAAGTATTCCTCTTGAGGCATCGGCGGCACTAACGGCACACGTTGTACAGATGAAAAGTCCAGCGTGGCACGCTCGCGCAAAAAGGCTAGTTTTTTCTGATCCCCGCCTTTCCGATAATATGGCTTGATACCTATCGCTCGCAACTCTCCCCCTTCAAAATATGTGTATATATTGTACACTGGCTCGTGTTTTCCCATCATCTTGCCTTTGCTCCCACTTCCTAGAGAGAAATTAAAAAATGACTATTACCAACGTACCAGCATATCGAATTCGCCAGCTCGAAGGAATAAGACGACAACCACCCTACAATAACTATAACACTCGGGAAAATATTATGAAGATAGGAAATAGATATTTAGCGGGCTACGCCAGGATGCGATCAATCTCCACCAGAGCGCGAGCATCAGGCTTGCCCTGCAGTGATGCCCCGCGCGTGTCCACCATATTGAGCGGCTGCATATAGACATCCCCGCCGGGGATAGGCTGCAGGTTTTCCAAGCGCCGGATGTCGTTGGCAGACAGCCAGCCCCATTGCCGCCCAATCGCATACGCGGCATAACGGCTTTGCGTATCGCCGCGCAGCAGGCCGGACACATTGAATTCGATGTACAGCTCGCCACGTTCGGACGGCAACAACAGGTCGCGCATGCGGGCCTGTTCGTGGCGTTTGATCCAGGGCATCAGGCAATAGATCACATACTCGATGCCCTGATGCTCGATGTTGTTGTTTGTCGCCCGGTCCAAGAGACCGACTTTGTGTGGCGGCATTTTGAAAATCTGCGCCACCTCCAGGGCAGACAACTTACGCGCGTCGATCAGTTGGGCATCGGCATTCGTCATCGAAAGCGGTTTGAAGGTAATACCCTCCTGCAGCAACGCGACTTTCATCGCGTTGCCCCGGCCGGCGTACTCCCTCTTCCACGCCGCTTTGATCTGCAGCACCCGTTCCGCACTCAGCGGCTTCACATCCTGGCCGCCGATCACCGCCGGCCGCTCCAATACGCCGGCCAGGTGCGTCCCATTCGCAAAAACCGCGCTGGCGTGGCCATGCGTCGCCAGCGCCAGGCCCAGGCTATCGCAATGCAGCTGCACCGGGCTGATGCCGGTATAGCCATTGCGCGTAAACCACCGCACATGATGGACCTGATGCGCCGGCATCGGCTCTTGGCCGTCAAAGCGGTAATACGGCATCAAATCCGCACCGCGCAGCACCGCCACCTTGCCGGCTTCCATCGGCAACAGCGCCACCGGCCGCCCGGCCTCGTCGCGCTCGATGTAGGAATAAGCGTTGCCATCATGCGCGGCAGCGATCTGCGCGCCTTCGGTATACTCGAACGGCGTTTGCCAGCCGTTGGGCTGGCGCAGCAGCTGGGCAACAGGATGATCCGTTACCCGCTCGCGCTGGTCGCCGTTGCGGCGATACAGTTCGCACGGCAGCTGCGCCAGCGACTCGGCCAGCGTGGTAATACATGCCTGATACGTGGTAATCGATAGCGCCTTGTCCGGCGATACCGCCACCCCGGCCGCGCTCCGGGCGCCGCCGCCCAGCAGGCTGGATAACCAGCCCGGATCGGGCGATGCCGCAGATTGGCCAAACTGCTGTGACATGAACATCAGCGCGCCCTTCCCGCGCTGCGCGCCGTCATCCACGACCAGGCTAACGCGAAACCGCCACCCACCATCCAACCGGCCGCCGCATGCAACAGCGACATGCCGACCGTCACCGCCGCCACGCCGGCCAGGCCGACCAGCAACGTCAAATAGTCCAACTTACTCACAAGCACACCTCGTCTTCGTAGGCGGAAACGAACGATCCCGCCGGGGCGTGATACAGCGCCCGATTCAATGCCATTACCAATGCCACAATGCCGTCGATCTTCTCCCTCGACTTGCCCTTGTTCGGGCGATAGTTGTCATTGGAGTCCCGCAGCACCACCACATTGCCAGCCATCCAGCGCAGGACCGGATGCCCGCCATGAGCCAGCGCTTGCGACTTGATCAGGGCTTCAAGCTCTTTCGTCGGGTCGGACAGATTTTGGAAATTCTGTGACAGCGCGACCAACTGCAGCCCGTCTTCTGTCAGTTCGGTAGCCAACTTGCCGGCGTTCCATTCGTCAAAGCCGATGGCCTGCAGATCGAATTGCCGGGCATCGGCCAGGATCTGGGCGCGGATCACTTCCTGATCGATCCGCGTGCCGGCGGTGGCCGTGATGTAGCCTTGCCGCGCCCAAGTCGAATAGGAAACCCTGTCGCTTTTGTCACGCGCCAGCATGTTGTCCGCCGGCACAAAAAAACGCGGCAGAACCTGCCATGGCTCCCCCGGCTTCTCAGGCGGGAACAGCAGCACCCAAGCGGCAATATCCGTCTTGCTGGCCAGGTCCAGGCCGCCGAAGCAACGCCGATGCCGCAGCAACTCAGGATCGACCGCGGCTGTTCCCTTGTCCCATTCGTCCAGGGAAATCCAGCTATCAACCGCTTGCGTCCAGATGTTCAGGCGCTTGGTCAGGAAGTTGAATAGCGCGGTCGGCACCACACGCGCCTTTTGCGCCTGCGTGCGCAACTCTTCCAAGAACAACGAAACGCCAAGATTCGGATTGGCCTTGCACCATACCGACTCGTCAAACCAATCGTCCTCCGGGTCCAGCGTGTAGATCACGCCACCGAAGCTGTCGTCCTCCAGCGCCGGGTCTTTGCCCTGATTTTCCAGAATCCGGATCAGGTAATTTCGCTGCTCCAGGCAGATGCTGCCCTCTTGGTTGAAACCGGCCGTGGTAATCGCGTGCATCACACTGCGGCGCCGCGCGCCGCGCCCGGTATCGATCACGTCCCATAGGTCGCGGGAGGGATGCGCGTGCAATTCGTCGATAATCGCGCCATGTACGTTCAAGCCGTCCAGGGTTTTGGCGTCCGCGCCCAGCGGCACGAACTTGTTCGCTGTGCCAGGTATCCACAGCTTGTTTTTGTGGTTCTGCACCAGCTGGCGCAGGGCGGGCGACTTGGCGACCATCATTTCCGCCGCCGCGTGCGTGATTTTGGCCTGCTCCAGCTTCGTCGCCGCCGTGTAGACCTGCGCGCCGGCCTCCTTGTCGGCGGCGAATAGATACAGGCCCAGGCCGGCCAGCTTGGTGGACTTGCCGTTCTTGCGCGCCACCTCCTCATAAAAGGTGCGGAAGCGGCGCCGGCCGTCCCGGTTGTACCAACCAAACTCGACCGCGATCCAGAACGCTTGCCATGGCGCTAGCTCCACCGGCTGGCCCGACCACTCGCCCTCGAAATGGCGGCAGTAGCGCGGGAAAAAGGCCAGCGCATGGGCGGCCATCTCTGGCCGCCAGACCAGGCCGCGCGCTTCCTGCTGCTGCAGGTCGCGGAAATGCCGCTCCACCGCCAGCCGGACATAGCGGCCGACCTTGATGCGGCCTTCCAGCACGTCCACGCCGTACTGATCCCACGGCTGTAAAACGTAACAGGCCGGAATCAATCCGGCCTGTCGTTGATGTACCCCAGCAGCTCGGCCAAGTCCTCGCTGATCACCCGCCCCTTGCTTAGCGCCTTGGTTCTTGCGCATGAGGCCACCGTCATTCCATTTCGTTTGAGCAATTCGCGCATCTGTTTGGCGATCTTTGCCCGGTTGTAGCTGGCGCTGACTTCATACCGGCGGCCAGTCTCCTTGGCCGCCGCGAAAATCTTGCCCCGATTGTCCAAAATCCACTGCTTGCAGGCTTGCCAGTCGGCAATAGCCGCGCAGATCAGGCCCAGCGCGATGCCCGCCGACGAATAGTCGAAGCCCGACGCCTGCAGCAGCGGCTGTATCTCGCGCCAGGCACGCGCTTCCGCCTTGGTCATCGACCAGGGCGGTTTTTTCGGCAAATTGGCGCCGCCCTCGCCCAGCTGGTCCATCACCGCGAACGGATCGGAGGCGAATAAGTCCGCCGTCAACATCCGATCCAGGGCGCGCACCTGGCCGGCGGCCATCACCGTCAAGCCGCCTTCATCCAGGTCTTTCATCACCTCGCCCCGCGCCCGCCGCTCGGCGCGGGACTCATCGGTTTCCAGCGAACCGCCGTTGGCGTCCTCGTCGTAGCGATGGCCGTAGCGGTCCAATTCCTCGACATGCGTCCGCCAGTCATCGACCTTGTCCGCTAACAAGGCGATCTGCAGCAGCGCGGATGTCCAGTCCAGACCAGCGCTGTCCAGTGCGTTGATGGTGTATTTCCAGACATCGCGGCCACGCTTCGAAGTCAAAAAGGCGGGCGGTTTGGGCATCACGCCGGAACCCGCTCGCAAAGGGGCTTTTCCGGCCATTTCAGAGCCTTTCAGCTAGTTGAGCGCGACAGAAAACAAAAAAGCCCCTTTCGGGGCTTGTTGGGGGGATTTAGACCCCCCCCTATGAAAATCCAGCGTGGAGAAAAGCGCGGTTAGGCACGCGGTCTTGGCCAGGCGGTCGGGCGGAAGGATTTCACCCCCCTACCCCCTGGCCGACCTCGCGCCGCCGGTTGCCGAACCCGCCGTCTTCCCGCGCGGTCTTGCGCGAGTGGCAGGAATGGCAAAGCGCCTGATGATTGGACGACTCGATGAACAGCGACCAGTCGCCACGATGCGGCCGGATGTGGTCGCAATCGGTCGCGCGGTTCACGCATCCCGGCGTGGCGCAGCGATAGAGCGCCGCTTTCAGACAGGCATCGCGCCGGGCGAACCAGATGCGTTGCCGATACCAGCGCCGGACCTTGGCCACGGTTTCATCCGACATCCGCCGCTGATCCGCCACCCGACGAACATGGGATGCATGGTCCGGACAGCAGCTGTTACCCGGCGCGGCCATCTGGCGACAGCCCTGCATCGCGTAGCGGCAAGGGCGGGAAGGTGCGACAGGCATAGCGGCTCCACAAATAGGAACGCCCCGACCAGATGGCCGGGGCGCAGAAAGCAAAAAACCCGAGGGCTTTGCCTCGGGTTTCGTTACTCGCAATTGTTTCAAGAGTAGCTTAAATTTACACAAGTCCGACATGATGTGTCAAGCGATCATCATTCATTGGCAGCAATCGCCTCCAACTCACACACCACACCGACCACCCCAACTTGCCGCACTCGATGCGTCACAGACGCCATGGCAAGCTGGAACTCTACTTGCGCATTATGCATCCAGCGCTCAACTGTCCGGCAAGAGACGCCTGCAGAATCAGCAAATTGTGCCGTCACCGCCCCCACTCGGCGACGCGGTAGGTCCACAGCCTGTACAGCAGTCACACCGCCTATGCGCCCTCTGTAGTAGCGATCAATCAACCCCTTTGTATCCGCCTTGATTTTTCTGCATAAGACCTGATCCACCAGCAACAACTTTTCATTATCAAACGTCTGCCGCGCGCCCCTACGCTCTGGATGCTCGGTTCCCGCTTGTGCCATTGCTTCATTCAAGATCGACATCTTATAGCCCAAGCCATTAGCTTCTCGCTGATCAACCCAAGCCCCCCATTTCCACAGCAGTTCGTCCACTTCCTTAATCAAAGCCAAACCCTCAAAAACCCAGCGAAGAAATTCCCTAGCCCGATCACCGTCGGGCTTTCTTTTAGCCTGTTATTTTATCATGGCGGCTTGGTTATTTTACAAAATGCCGCTTTCTAAAGTCCTCCCAATAACATTGCAAAACCAAAGCATTTTCATACATCCTACTTGCCGCACGCGGGCCGACAATTTCAGACAGCCGCTCTTGCGTCTGGTTACTAATAAAGACCGTAGGCAAACCCTCGGCAGACCGCATATCTATTACCCGATTCAAAACACGCAAACCATGACCATTGGCATCCAACAATTCCACTTCATCAATAATTAATACTGAATAAGAAGCAAATCGATTCAACTCAATGCTTTCGCTCCTCCCTGCTTTTCCCCATGTTTCACACACTTCCGTTTTCATCTGATCGGATGTCACATAGCAAACATTCAAGCCACGATGCGCAATAAGATTTAATACCGCCGCGCTGGCCATATGTGTTTTTCCCGTGCCGGTAAATCCCATCATCACCACATTACCAGCATTTCGATCCTTGCCAACTTTTACTACCCATTTTTTAAAAGCATTCAATACCGCCACTTGTTCATGACAAATTTCCAATAAGTCCCGAAATTTGGCATTTCGAAATTTACCCGGCACGCCGCAGCGTGCCATTGTGGCTTTCTGCTGACTGGCCACTTGCTTTTCTCTTTCTATCTCAAGCTCACAGCGTAGGCATCTCGGCTCGACTCCAGATAATACAGCCGCCTCAAACTCTCCATGCTTTTGGCAGCGTGCCGATATTTTGGCAAGCCCTCGAAATCCCGCTACGCGAGGGAAATACTGCACAGCATCAATCAAGCCAATCCCCCTCATCCCCGCCCACCACGCTACCCGAAACCGGCACCACCTTTTCAGGGTCCGGGGCTGGAATACTCTTCCAAGCCGGATCATTTCGGCCCACCTTACGCTCAAGCGGCCGACCGCTTACTGAACGGGCTGCAGACGGTTTTTCCTCCTCTCGAATCGACCACAGAACTTTCGAAAGATACTTGGCCGAAATCACCTTACCCGCTGCGATATAGCCCCGGCTTCGGTCAATAGCCTGCCGAAGCTGCGTAAGGGTGACACCCGCCTCTACCCACTCCAGTACCGCAGGATTGGCGGCACCACCGACACGCACACCAAGCCGTGTGGCAGCTGCCGCCAAACGCATTGATTGCTCGCAACACTCCCCTTCGCGCGCGATATGTATATATTTATTATTATTCTCAGATATGTCCGCCTCAAACTGTCCGCCCTCATCCTGATCAACAGCAATCAAAGATGGTTCAGAGCCTTGCGCTGCCTGACTTTCAGAGATATCACGCTGCCCACCTCCTGCACTCCTGCTCATGTCCTGTTCATCACCTAGACGCACTAAAAGCGGTAGCTTCAAGACCAATTTTTTGAACTCCTGAACAGTAGCTGCTCGCTTGATCAAGCCCACTCTTTCCAGCTCATCCAACAAAGCATCTATTTGCTTCAATGAGGGCATCCACGCCGGCCGCCTGCTACCGCGCGGCGGGACGTACTGACAATGTATAGCGAGCACGCTGCGGCTAATCGGGTAGCCCCTGCCAACAATACCCGTTCGAATGTCCACGCGTGGACGCAGTCCGGCCAAATAGAGCCGGAAAGCTTCCAGGCTGCAGGAAAGCAAAGCCGCCTGCTCCTGTTCCGTCAACAATACTTTCATACGCCCCCCTTCCCCCCACAGCAGCCAACGCTGCCCGTCTAGGGTCTTCGTGATGTTCAATCGGCAAAGGCGCTAGCTTCGCTTCCACTGCGAGCCAGCCCTCTTTAATGGCCCGCTTCACAGTCAAGCGATGCCCTTCACCATGTACCCGTCCCAACCGCGTTAGCTCTCGTCGCTGCGCCCTTTTCGTGGGCAGCATCACGATATAGGCAGCATCTGCTATTACATCACCGCTTTCTTTCTGCCATGGCATCATCTCGCCTCCGTTGATCCGGCTCTAGCGAACGCTAAAGTAAATCGATGTGACGGCGCCTCAGCTTGGCTTTGCATCCTGGCTTTGCGACTCGCGCTTGCCAATCCAGCTGCGCCAACAGCATGTCAACCGCGCGCATCGATGCCTGCATCCTGTCCACCCCTCTTGGATGGGCTGGTTTCGTGAATATCTAGAATCATGACAAATATGTTAAATGTGGATGTAGTGCGCGCCATAGTCATATAACATGAGAATCTATGGCTACTACATACAGAAGAAAAAACACCGGGCATGCCGGCGGAAGCGTCCCACGCTGGACTGCGGGACGCGGGGAAGCTCAGGCAGACGCAAGGGGCCAAATCTCCAAGGCATCTGATGGCCGCAACTCATAGACCGTCACAATCCCCCCGGTGATGCGCTGTAGTCGCGCGGAAAGCAAAGGGGAAGGTTCTGCACCTCCAGCGATCTGAGTCAGGTAGATGGGCTTGATGCCGGCCTCTTCAGCAAGGCGTGCCCGGCCTTCGGCATCAAGCTTTTTGAGATAGTTGCGAAGTTTCATGGTGCAAGTTTAGTGTTTCACTAAATTTTACGCAACAAATTTAGTTGCACACTCATTTCGTAAAACGCTAAAGTCGCGCATCATCTAGGCATGGATAACAAACAAATTCGCTTACAGAATCTACAAGAGCTGATCGCCGGTTTCGAAACCGCCAACCAGTTCGCGGATACCGTTCAAACGTCTCCCGCTTACCTCAGCCAGATTCTGAGTGACAAGCATCCCGCAAATGTAGGCGACGCATTGGCGCGTAAGATTGAGAAGAATTTGGATCTTCCGCGCGGATGGATGGATACATGCCACGCAGCAACACATGCTCAACCGACGCTGACAATCGTCACGAGCGCGACCCCGCTAGCACCTGCAGCAACCCCTCCAGACAAGACAACCGAGCTAGTCACTCTCGATGAGTTTGCAGAATGGATTGCTGACCAAGGAACTCAAAGTGTTGCCGCATTCTTGAGGATACTGGCGGACAAGTTGGATAAAAAATAAGCGGCCACTTGGCCGCTTTTTCATTCAACACTCATTACAGAGCTAACCCCTATCCAATAGCTTGGACAACAAGCCCCCTGCCAAAGTAAAGCCATGCCAGATGCGGGGCGCATCTCCCCACTCCTCAACTAGAAGACTGCCATCTTCCCTCAGCTTAATCCTTACTTCAGCAATAAATTTATGATTATCTTTATTTTTAGTCATTTTGTTCCAAACCTGACGCGTTACAAAGGTGAAGGCAGAACTATACCTTTCACTTGTAACAGTTTGTATTAGACGTTCGTCTATATAAGTAATTTCACCTAGGTTCGTCCTCTATCATGCTGCGTCTTCTGTCCGAAGTAGATGCACCAAATGCGCCAATGTTCTTGCCCCATGGGCTTCTCGCATGTTCTTAAGATGTACTTTCACCGTACTCAACCCCAAACCAAGGCGGTCGGCAATCTCCACCTGCGTCAGCCCTTGTGTTGTTAAGCAGTCAAAAATCTGACGTTCACGCGGGGTAAAATTAGCCATTCGTGCATTGCGAGTAAGCACACGAACCGCCATGTCCGCTAGTGATGGCAACAACATGGTCAACAGCTGGCGGGCATAGTAGTCATATTCTGCGGCCTCTCCCACTACCGAAACGATTACTCGGTTCTCCCCTCTTTCAGCAATATACGAAAGCCCATGCGTCATGCCATGGCGCTTACAAGCCAACCGAAAGCTGGTCATCTTCCTACCATCCGTTGAACGGCGCCTCAGCAGCAACTCAGACCAGATGATTGGCGCGCCGACAGGCCCATTGAAAACCGGGTCTACCTCGTGGAATGTTTGCGAACCATAGAGTTCTAGCCAGGCATCTGACCAGCCCAGGGAGACCGAAAAAGGACGGGACCACAATCCTTTGTTTCCCGACACTTGCGCCAACAAGATTGGAGGCTGTCCAGGCAGACAAAGCTGAACTCCCATCAGGAAGGCCCTAACGTCATCCTCATCCTCTAATGCCAACAATCCTCGCTGCAACGGCACCATCTGTGCCATGGCCAAAGAAGGCACTTCCCGGACCATCCTCAAGATTTCAGGTGACATACCAACATCCCTCAATCACCACCCCTTCAATACATACACCTGAAATTATAGATAGACGTTCGTACAACGTTAACCTGCCTCTCCCCTTTCAATGCTCTGCTTTCCGTTCGTCGTTTACCACCATGAAACTAACTTCAACATTAATCAAACTCTCATTGACTGCTTCAAAATGCAATGCTAACTTCAAGTTAATTGTCATTTTTCATCACAAATGACTCTTATTTTCATACGAATGACAATCAACTTCAACCTCCCATATAAAAGTCCATTTTAAACTCACCCTACAAGGTTTATCATGACTAGCGCAATCATTAAATCATATGCAGAATATATTGAAATCCCATATTTAATACACTTCACTCGCGTTACTAATTTAGAATCAATATTGACAAATGGATTGCTCTCAATTAATCAAGCAGAATTATTAGAAATAAATCCTGCTATAAATGACGAGCTACGTTTAGACGGGCATCTCGATGCAACATCTGTTTCCATCTCCTTCCCCAACTCAAGTATGTTTTTCAAATACAGGCAAAACAATCCTGATGTAGGCTGGGTTGTATTAGGAATAAAAAGATCAGTATTATGGACAAAGGACTGCGCCTTTTGCAAACATAATGCAGCTACTGCACAAATAGCACAGCAAGATATAAATCACTTAAAAACCCCAGAGGCTTTTGGGGGCATGTTTGACAAAATAGGTGAGGAAAGAGATCAAAGATTAAAACCTTATGACCCAACAGATGTTCAAGCAGAAGTTTTAGTATTTGAAACTATTGAACCAGAACTTATATTTGGCGTCGGATTTGATAACCACAACATCAAAAGTCAATATCAGCATTTACTAGAAGGTAAGGAAGTAATAGTTTGTAACCCTGGGAAAAGTTTTTTCGCATCTCGTTCATATGTAAGGTAAGCTCAATCATGGCAAAAAGACCGATATTCATCCCAACCTTGACAGGTGAAAGCTTTGTAAAAACTGATTTTATTGATTTCGAATGGTTTCCTGGCTTGGCAGTATCGCAAAAGCAAAAATCCATTAACTCCTTACATAAAGCTGCTTGCAATAAACATAGCCTTAGTAAAATATTAGAAATTTCCAGCAAATCACTCACTCCACTTGGAGAATCCCTAAGTGCATTTAATTTAACCTTCACCACAATCAAACACAACCATACGTTCAGTGTTGAATGTGCATTTCAAGGAAGCAAAGTATTTGAACAAGGCGGCCCATACACCGATATCTTTTTCAAAACGTCCCGAGAGGCAAAAAAAGATGAACGTCTACGTACATCTGGCCGGCTAACAGGGTTCAGGTTTTATGGTATCGAATGGGAGCTTGAGCCTTTAACTGCATTCTATGATTGGCTTTACATCAATGCACTTAAAAAAAGGACTGATATTGCTGAGTCGCTTCTAGAATACTCTGCATTTACTGACATTGAATTTAACCCTGAACGCTCTATTAACTGCCAAGCCTATTCTGTTGCACTCTATTACTCACTATACAAACGAAGTTTACTCGATGAGGCAACCTCTTCAAAAGATGCGTTTCTCAGAATTATAAGCAATGCAATAATCAGCAACACTCAGCAAGATGAAACCATTCAGCAAGGCTTGCAATTATAGCCGGCTTAAATTATACGAACAGGCCCTACAATAAATAGCGCAAACACTAAATAATCGGAACAGCAAATGACAATTGATACCCCCCCCCGCCGGACCAATCCCCACCAACTCACAATAAAACAGCACACGTTGCCATTGCGTAGCATTGAGCGATTTTGCCATGAAAATCAAGCCGTCAAAGTCAAATTAAACACTAAAGATATTTTTATTGATCTTAAGCCAAATAATTCATTATTCTGTGCAAACAGAGCCTGGGACCATCGCACCGAAACAGTAGTCAGCAAAGATATAGAATCAAACTTTCAGAACCTTGCTGATAAAATAAACTCCCGCCTTATTCGAGCTATGTGCACTGAAGATCAATTAACAGTTACTCACATGTACCTACTATGGAAATATAGATGTAAGCTAGCGAGCAATCCAATAGCAGATGTCAAAATCAACTTAGTAACTCCCGAAAGGGAGCTATCAATTGACTCAAAGGAGGTACTAGAAAAAAGGGGATAGTTTACATTCAATCGAATGGAACAATTGCAGGCAGAGTATTCTCAGGCATCAACATACAAAGAGCGATGGATATTGAGCTAACATTAGGCGCGGAAAAATTGAAATGGGGGATAATAAAATCCCCCATAGGAGTTGAATTTATAGTTCCTGATGCATCTATAAATCAAGCCATTATGCCCATATCACCTAGTACCTGCCTTATTGCAGGGCTAGACAATTGCGAGCTTACAATTATGGGGGCTGGATTAATTAACCGAGCAATGATATTTGAATCGCAAAAATACTGGTTTGCAAGAAACCCAAATCGATGCCCCATTTTACAACGATGCAACCCTTGGATTCAAACATTTGGCTTTTAGACAAAGCCGAACATAAGAGTACACGAGAGAGCACTATGTCTGATGCACTTAACTTCAAAATTATTGCATTGGCCTCAAACCATTTCCGCAATGCTTGCACTTCCTAGCATCCATCCTCACCAGCTCACGACACTCAGGGCAGCGAACATGAGTGTCAGGATGCGGCGCTTCCGGGTCTGTCTTGAGCGATGGCAATACCAATACAAACACAACACCCACCCACCCCAGCAGCCACCACCACGCTGAACGGCCACGGTTCTTAGCAGCCAGATATGCCAACACAAAACCCGCAATAAGAACAAATAGTTCCATACATCTTACCTCTACGAAAAAACTGCTAATCCTAGCACATTGCCATTCTGATAGCTCCCTCCCCACCACGTCTCACTAGCAGATGTTTCGTCTCGCACTAAAAATTTAGTGTTTCACTATTGACATAGCTTTAGTGTTTTACTAAAGTTCATTCCGTTGACTCACCGCTCTTTAACAAAACGCAAAGACACCGCTCTCATTTCGACGCGGTAATTCCTGGCTTGCACCGTGGTGGCCAGCATGATCAACAGCATCCGCGAACTCTGATCCGCCATCGCGGGCAAGCCTGTAATTGGTAATGCCCTGCATGCAGGACATTACCGGATACACCCAAGGAGAACTAAAAATGCACCACTAGGACAAGTCATCACTAGAAGCTTTCAAGCAAAGGCTTGAGCCGCTGCAACAGCAGCTGCAAGCCAAACTCAACGAGGCCCTCAAGGCCATCAGCGACATGCCGGAAAACCAATTGCGATCCGCTCACGGCCAATCGCTGGAAGCCATGGCCGACAATCTGGATTCCTCGCTCTCTTGGCTCAATGAAGCCATTGCAGAGCTATCGCAAGCGATTGACGAAATGGAATGAGCCTACGCCATTACATCGTGCGGCAGATGCATCGACGCGAACAGTTGTTGCGCGTCTTGGCTCCTCCGGGCCTACCGACAGAAATAGCCACCCGCAAGAACCGCACAAAACAACGAATCAACGACCGCGCAGAACGGATCTACCTGCGCGCCGACACCGCCAACGGCTGGGATTAACCAGCCGTTTTTTTACGCTCACTTCCGTTAGCACGCATCACCATCCGTTAGCGATTTGTTAGCGCGTTGTGAGCGCCCCCGTTAGCGGGATGTGAGCCATTCGTTAGCCCCCATGAGCAAACCAGACGCCAACCAGTTGCTTGCGGCTCTAGCAGGAACAGGCGAGAGCAAAGCGGCACGATTCCGCAACCTCCTGCCACAAATCAATGCGGCAATAGAACGCGGAGTCAGGCACGCCCAAATCATCGAGGCACTGGCGGCCGATGGCCTGCACATGAGCCACGTTGAATTCCGGAACGCGCTCTATCGTGAACGCCGCCGCGAGGAAGGCAAGAAAGCACCCCATGCCCAAGCAACCCAAAACACCCCGGCCAATGCGGCCAATATGCCCATCACAGCCACGCCGGCCGCCAAGACCACGCCTCAGTCAATCCGATCAGGTCGCTTTGACTACGGGAAATTCAGAGACGGAAAAACAAAATGGTGAACCCATGACATACAACGACACTCACATCACGCTTCAAGGCAAGGGCGGCGTAGGCAAGTCGCACATCACAAGCCTTCTCGCCCAAGCTATTTGGGCCATTTTTGGCATTCGTCCGCTGGGAGTCGATACCGATCCCGTCAACAAAACCCTGATGCATTTCCCTGCCTTGCAAGCGCGAGGGCTGGATATCCTGAACCAGGATAACCAAATCAACAGCCGCCAGTTTGACACCATGGTTGAGTGGTTACTTGAGCATGACGGCCCCGCAGTCATCGACAACGGCGCCACATCATTCATTCCCGCTACGGGCTACCTCGCAGAAACAGGCGCTATTGACGTACTTAATGCGGCAGGCCGCCGCGTATTTATTCATACCGTACTTGTCGGCGGCCAGGCGATGGACGACACCATAGACGGGCTAACGGCACTACTAGACAGCACGTCAGCCCCTATTATCGTTTGGGAAAACGAACATTTTGGTCCGGTAGAACGAAACGGCCGCAGATTCCGGGACTCCAGCGTCTATCACGAAAACCGTGAGCGCATCGCCGGCATTGTCACGCTGCACCGCCCGAATGCCGATCTGGCCGGCCGCGATATCGCAGAACTGAGCATCAAAGGCCAGACCTTTGCCGAAGCTCTAACAAGCCCGGAATGGGGAATCATGCCCAAGCACCGGCTGCAAATGATATGGGCTGACTATCTGCAGCAGATTAAGCCAATCCTGACGCAAGGACTGCCGGAAGAACTGGCCGCATGATGGCCCGATCTCATAGCATCCTCCCGCTGCAGGGAATGATGTCGCAATTGTTGGCCTGCGGCTTCACCAATCCACTACGCGTCAAAATGACTCAAAGGCAGCTGATGCTTTTTGACGCCATGGATTCGCGCCAGAGATATACCTTTCCCCAGCTGCACGCACAAACCACAAACGAGCATGCCGACCAGACAAGACGTGATATCGCCAAGTTGATGGCCATTGGTGCATTGCACGTACAGCGCCAGCATAGCAGGAATGGGAAGACCTCTATGTACTGGAAGAAATAGAGCGATAGTCATCGATTAGCTGCACTTATCATTCGGAATACATTTAATGAAAATTCAAGACGACATTCTGCAGCAAGCACGAAATCTGGAAAAGTCAATACCTGAAATTCTACGGCATTTCGCCTTGATAAAAGAGCTACTTCTTGAAATTCAAGGCCAACCTCATACCAATATCGAACATATGGATGCACATCTACAGACAAATGCCGGCCCACATGTTCGAATAACCGCCATAACAAGGGGGGTTCGTCCTGATGTGGCAAAGGCATTAGCCACAAAACGAAACCTTCCAATGAATTACTCAGCAACAACAGGAGATATTTATATCCACAGTGAGCCATGGGCCGTGCTAGTCATTTGTGACACTATGCTCAGCATTTCTCGCAACGTTTCAAACTCAATGTGACGAACAGCCCGCCATCGCGGGCTACTTTCACAGCACTATTCAACAAGCGCCTACTCACCTGCATCGCGGAAATCAAGAGTTTAGAATAGCTGACAGTAAAATGACAAGCAGAATCACAATTACACCGAGATTAATGAAACAAGTAGATGCTGCCGCATACGTTGGAATGTGTGACAAAACATTCCGTAAAATAGTCATGCCTCATGTTCCAAAAATTCCCATTTTTGAGCCTAGAAGCAAAAACAGCCCTGTCGAAATTTTCCATTACGACAGAATAGATCTTGACTCATGGATAGATGATTTAAAAAGGAAAAAATTAACGGGGAAAACCACAGCACAGATAACATTACCAGTCATCAACAAAATCAAATAAAAATCAAACAAGACAAAAGATCATGGCAAGAAAAACAATCTCCGGACTTACTCTGCGAAATAATATCTGGCACATTGATAAACAGATCAAAGGGTATGGACGACTTCGAGAAAGCACTGGCACTGACGACCGGGAAGAGGCGGAGAAGTTTTTAATACATAAACTAGATCAAATTCGCCAAGCTACAATATATGGGGTACGGCCTAAACGACATTGGAGGCAAGCTGCAGCCAAGTATTTATTAGACAATCAAGACATGCCTAGCATAGGAGATGTTGCCATGCACTTAAAATTCCTTGACCCTTACATTGGCGACTTAACATTAGACAAAATACATGATGGGACTTTGGAAAAATTTAAGAATGACAGAAAGAATGGGAGATTAAAATTTCAAAATGGAAAAGGTGTTAAAAACAGAACAATCAATATCGCAATTGAACTAGTAATTCGAATATTGAATCTAGCCTCAAAAAAATGGCGTGACGAATTTGGTATGACTTGGCTGGAGACTGCACCATCAATATCAAAGCTAGATGAAAAAAAAGAAAAGCGCGATCCATACCCCATGAGCTGGGAAGAGCAACGTCTTTTGATGCCACAACTTCCTAATCACTTGGCACGAATGGCATTATTCAAAGTAAATACCGGATGTCGTGAAAAAGAAGTCTGCCATTTAAGATGGGAATGGGAAATATTTATACCAGAGCTAAAAACCAGTGTATTTCTTATCCCCGCATCATTTGGCGGCAGAACTGAAAAATCAGGTGTAAAAAATGGAACAGATCGACTTGTCGTGCTTAATACAGTTGCGAAAGGGATCATCGATTCAATGAGAGGAGCGCACCCTATATACGTATTCCCATTCCACGAAAATAAACAACCAGGAGAAAATGATAACATCGAGAGGATGAACGGACACGCTTGGAGAAAAGCACGGAAAAGAGCCGCAGAAGAGTTCACCAAGCAATATTGGCGAAAAGCGAATCCCGGCTTTGCTGCGATCCGGGTACATGATCTGAAACACACTTTCGGACACCGGCTAAGGGTCGCAGGCGTACCATTTGAAGATAGACAAGTCTTACTAGGCCACCAGAGCAAGAGCGTTACGACGCACTACTCTGCCCCCGAAATCGGGCACCTGATCGCAATGGCAGAAAGGGTAAGAGAAACAAATCAACGACAGCTTGTCTCCCCCACCATGCTAAGAAGGAAAACCGCCTGA